GATATTACCGATTTAACGCTTCCCCCAACCGATGCAATAGTTACATCGGTTTCAGGGGTGAAACTTGTGGCATATATGCAAAAGACAACATCGGGCGCTGCAACAATCAAATTGGGAATTGAGGCAGGTCTAACCGTTGTTAATAGTCCGGACATTGCACCGGGGGTTGGTAATTTTGCTTATTATGAAAGCGGTTTTATTGAAACCGATCCTAACACTGGAAAACCTTTCACTATAGCCGCTTATAATTCCCTAGGTATGCGCGTTACCCGGAGCAATTGAAATGCCGACTAATGTAATTACCAACGGCGATTTTTCGGCGGGTTCAACTGGCTGGACGCCTCTTTATGGTGGTATTACAATTAGCGGGGGTCAATGCAACTCTAGCGGCGGTATCCAAATTCTAACGCAAAATGTCCCGTTCACAACGGGACAAGTTTATAATTTCCATTTTGATTATACAATGACGGCTGGCGCACGATTGCGCGTCACTAATGGAAATGTAAATCAACAAAACGTTGTTTGGACTAGCAACAGTTTAGGACCAAGTGGAACACTACAGGGAAGCTTTACGGCAGTAGGTCCGTATTTTTCTATTGAAGCCGATGGTGCAATTTTCACCGGAACAATTGATAATATCTTTGCATCAATTCCAACACCCAATGCGCCGCAAGCTTCACAAATGGCGATCCTCGGCGTTGAGGCAATTGCATCTGATTTACAGGTTTCTCAATTGGCGCTTTTGGGAGTAATTAGCGGACCCCCTAATTCCTATTCCCTTGGACCCGCTTTTAAGTTACCATGCTGGCAACCTTGCACGGCGTTTGGAACGGAAGCATTAGTTATCAATTTTAAGTAATATGGAGGATTAAGAAATGACTGGCGTTCCTTTGGCTCAATTCGCCTATCCAATTGCCAACGTTATTGTTCCACAAAGCGGCCCTAAATGCGTTCCGGCACCGTTGGATTTTAGCGCATCCTCGCAAATTGAAATCGACGGGCAAGCGATCATTGACGCGCACGGAATTGAGTTTTTGCAGGGCGTTTATATTGACAATGCGGACAATGCTTTTCCGTTCACTTTGTCTTGCCAAATTACGGGACATAGAATTGTCGTCGGTCCAAATACTCAGGGTTTCTTTCCTTTGTTAGTTCAAAACCCCCCGCGCTTTACGGCGCTAATGACACAAGGGGCGGGACGAATTGTAACGGCTATCTTTTACAACGTTCCAATTATGACTAGTGTTTGGAAATCGGTTTAAGAGCGTTGGGAGCGTAACGTAATGATGGGGATGGAAATTATGCTTTCAAAAATGATCGGATTAACCCCCGAACAAATGAAAGCCAAAGCCGCCGAATTTGAGGCCATGATTAAAGGCGGTTCGGAAGCAATGATTGCAATGGCCGAAACACAGAGGCAAATTCTTGCTCGTTTGGAGGCATTGGAAAATGGCCGATGAAACTGAAACAAATGTTACTGTTATTGTTGATCCTGAAAGCGGCTCTAGTGATATACCTAGCGATGAAAGCGAGAGCGAAAACACTAGCGAAAGCGAAGCGGTAAGGATCGCTGAAATTGAAGGCGAAACAACCGTTGCGGTTGCCGCCATTAATGCCGATGTAGAACAGGCGCGAATTGAATCCGAACAAGAAAGGGTAAGAATATGTCAGGAAAACGACGCGGAACTAGCAGCCCTACGAGTGAGTATGCTGGAACGGGAGCGGGAGATAATGGAATTGCGGGAGCAGTTGTCAGCGGCCCAAGCGAGCCAATCGAACCAGACACCGCAGCCGGAACCGGAGGAACTAGCGGAATTGGCGGCGGAAACAGCGGTGGAAATCGCGACAGCAGAGGAACCGAATTTGACGCCACTATCCACACCGGAGAGCGAAACGGCGATGGGACTTGGGCAAGAAGGCGTGGACGAAAGCGCGGTGGCGGTAGCAATAGCGGTCCCCGCCCGAAAGCGTCGAAGGCTGATCTAAATACGGCCATTGAAGGGCTTACTAAAACCCTTGTTATTTTACATACCGGAATTGCCGCCGTAAGTGGAACCCCGGAATTGGCAATTGATGAAGATGAAGGCCGGATGCTTGCCGCTGCCTCGGCAAATGTTATGGAGGAATTTGACCTAAAACCGGACCCAAAAACGCAAGCAATTGTTGGCCTGATTATGGCGGCGGGAACTGTTTACGGCCCTCGCGCAGTTATGATCCAAATGAGAAAAGCACAACAAAAGCGAGAAAAAGCGGCGGGAGAAAATGGCGTCGGAACCGCTGGCGTTTACAATCCGGATGGAACACCGGCGGGGACAACGGAATTTTCAACGTCAAATGTTGGCGTAGAATGGCCCCCTCATTCAGCGGCTAATTAGGGAATAAAAGTGAAGGCAATAACCTTACCGCGTTTTGACAAACGAACCGCAATCATCGGTTCTACTGGCAGCGGCAAAACACAATTCGCGGTTTGGTTATTGTCCTCACGTGACTTTCACAAGCGGCCTTGGATTATCTTTGATTTTAAGGGCGACGAATTGATTGAAGCTATTGGGCCGCAAGAAATCAACGTTTATGGCGCACCGCCGCGAAAGCCGGGATTATACGTTGTTCGTCCGATACCGGAACGCGACGATCAAGCTGTCCAAGATTTTCTTTGGAAAATTTGGACGCAAGAGAATACCGGAATTTACATTGATGAAGGCTATATGCTTGGCGCTCGCAATCCAGCGCTAAATGCCTGTCTAACACAGGGACGCTCAAAACGCATTGAAATGATGATCCTTTCACAGCGCCCTGTTTGGATGAGTAAATTTGTATTCTCAGAAAGCAATTTCTTTGCGGTTATGAATTTGACGCTAGAAGATGATCGCAAATATGTATCCAGTTACACCGCAGGAACCCAAATTAACCTATTGCCTAGGTTTCATTCCCTATGGTATGATTGCGACGGGCAAAAGGCGACGGTTCTAAAGCCGGTGCCGGGGCGGGATGAACTCTTGAAGCGGTTTGAGGATCGCTTATCCCGCAAAGTCAAAAAGATTTAGAGGGGGTTAATTCACCTATGGAAGAAACGGTTTTGGATTGGACGGTTCCCAACTGGATTACCGTTGTCCTTATGGCAATTCTCGGTTTCGCAGTCCTTGGCTTAATCGGCAAGGCGATTGTGAAAGCTAAGGCGGGTATGAGTAGCGATGCTTAATTTCCGCCTTATGTCGCATTGGCAGAATTGGGCAACAATTCTTCTAATGCTTTTAATCGCAAGTTTCGCGGTTAATTCCTTGTCGAAAGTTCTTATTATGGAGGAACAAAAGTAATGGGCAGTGCTTCGCCGCAGGTTAATCCTGCTATTCTTAATGCACAGGCTCGCGGTATTGTGACGGGCAATGCGATTAAGTTTAATCAGCAGATTTATTCGCAGTCAATCAACCCCGCGACTACGCCAACGGTAAACGTACAGCCGCGCAACGTTGGCCTTATCCTCGGCTTTATTGTTGAGGTTTCCGGCACGATCCTCAACACCGCAGCCGCCGCACTTGCGCGCACTGATATGGGTTCGGCAAACATTCTCAAGAATGTGACGTTTACGGACCTCAATAACGTGACGCGCATTAATACTACTGGCTGGCACCTTGCGCTTTTGAACTCGGCACGACAGGGCTTTGGGTTCGGTGGTGCTTATGCGCCTAACTTGCCGATGAATTTCGGCAACAATTATGCACCGTTTAGCGGACCCGCTACCGTCGCAGCCGGCGCTAATACCGCGCTTGTCAAGCATACATATTGGGTTCCTATCGCTTATTCGCAGTCCGATCTTCGCGGCAGCATTTACGCTGCAATCGTGAACGCGACTATGAACCTCCAGCTTGGCCTCAATACCGCGCCTTGCGGCGGGGCCGCGCCGGGGGCCGATCCTATCGGCTTCATTTACAGCGGGAACGCGGCTGGCGCATGGCAGGGTAACGTTCAGGTGAACGTTAATCAGGTCTATCTTGACCAAATCCCGCAGGGTCCGAATGGTCCTATTCTTCCGATCATGGATTTGAACACAATTTATGATCTTAAATATACTACACAGAATGGCCTTGCTGTTGGGCAGGATTTTCCGGTTAGTTATGCCAACTTCCGGCAGTTCCTTTCTACTACGCTCGTTTTTGATAACGGCGGTGTTTACAATGCCGGAACGGACCTGAATTATCTTGCCCTAACGGCGGCTAATTCGACGAACCTGTTTAAGCTTACTCCCAATGTAGCGGCGCTACAGGCTCGGCAAACGTTCATGGCTGATCCGCCTCCGGGTGTCTATTATTTCGATCACCGGGACCGCCCGATTGATACGCTAACTTTCGGCAATATGCAGATTGTGGCAAATCCGATCACCGTTAACGCTGGCGCGCAGTTGTTCGTTGGTTATGAGAGTTTCCAGCAGACTAATCAGCTTCCGGCTGCAAGTTCGCTTTCGGGCGCGCAGTAATCGGTTAACTAGGGGAGGCTTACGAGCCTCCCCAATCCGATAGGGAAAAGCGATGCTTGAAACATACTGGAAAGACGTAAAGCATTGGGCAGCGCATCCTTATAATGAGGATGGGAACCTATTTGATTGGGTTCTTTTCGTTGGCCTTTGGGTTGTCGCAACAGTGCTTTGGGTTCGCGTCATTCATCGGCTCGTTGATTAGTGACGTGTTCTCATTGTAAAGAATTGAGAGGTAAAACAATGCGCGTTTTTGGTTATTCTATTCCGCTCATTATTGTTCTTGCGGTTGTGTTCGTTCTAGGTGCTAAGAACCCCGGTGTTCTTTCGCGCATCCCGCTAGTGAACCGTATCTAGTGTCACAATCCAACTTGCAAGTTGTTGCGATCCTAGCCGCGTTTGTATTCTATACAACGCTTAAGGGAAACTTGCGTAAATACTTAGAGGTTTTGGGGGTCCGATAAGTGCCGCTTGCTTTGCTACTAATCGGGACAATCTTTTTGGTTGCGGCGGTTCGCGGCAAACAGGATGAACTTTTCGATACCCTCAAATCCGACTTTGTTGGACCCAATAATTTCATCTATTGGGGAGTTGCAATTTGGATGGTGACAGCGGTTGGCTATTACAAGCCTCTTAAACCGCTTTCCCATGCGTTCCTCTTGCTTGTGTTTCTTGGCTTGCTACTTTCAGCCAATAAACATCATCAAGACTTTTTCAGCGAGTTTATGCGGCAAATCAAGCCGTAACTTTTGGAGGTTAATTCAATGGGCGAAAAGCTTGTTACCATTGCGGTTGCAATCACTGGCGTTGCAACGCTCGCGCTTCTTGTCTCGAAGCGGGCTAATACCGCTGGCGTTATCACGGCAGCGGGTAAGGCGTTTAGTTCATCGCTTGGCGTTGCACTGTCGCCGGTTACGGGCGGCGGCAATAATCTTAGCGGGTTCACGCCTTCTTTCTAAGGGCTTCTAGCATGGCCGGATTTTATAACTTTTTTCGTGGCGTTACCGGCAAGCTAGGGGTTGGCGTTGCCGATGAAGGCTATTTGCGTTCATCCACTTTGCCCAATTATTCGGGCATTGGAGTTGATCGACAGGTTAGGCGTTGTCTTTTGGCTTCACAACAGCCGGTTTATCTTTCCGCTCCTAATGTCCCAACTGTTTCACCGCTTGGCCTTACCGGCCTAAACGCGCATGGCGTTCCGATCCTAGGACCGCTTGCAAGTAAGGGGTAAGAAAATCGTGTCGAAATTTTCAATGGTTTATGTCAAACAGCACCCTGTAATGTTTGGCACGATTTTTCTAGTCTTTGGTTTGTTCCTCTGGCTTATGCTAAACCGGGGTGCAAACAGCGGTTCAGTTTCCACAACCGTTGTGACGCCACAGCCTAGCGATGCACAAATTGCCGCTGGCCTTCAATTGCAGACCGCACAATTGGATGCAAATACACAGGTTGCTTTGGGGCAAATTTCCCTCGCTGGAAACCGCGATAACAATCAGACGCAAACTGACTTGGCAACTTTGGCGTTGCAAGCATCGCTCGCGCAAATCCAGTCAGACCATGATCTAGGTAATGCCCAAATTGAGGCATCACTTGGCGCGCTTTCTATGCAGCTTGCCAATAACCTTGCTATCACGCATGATAATAATCAGTTTATGATTGACTACGCAAAGAACGCACAAGACGCTGCAACAATGCAGGTCCAGATTAATGCGGCCCTACAGGCGGAACTTTCAAAGGATCAGCTTAAGGCTTATACAACTGGCGCGATGCTGGCACAAATCCCTAACATTAATAAGAACAACCGGGATGAACTTTTGACCTATATTGCTGGCGTTTCGAGCGGCGATCCTAACGCGGCAATGGCGGCGGCAATCCAGAAGCAGACACAAAATTTCGCGTTTACTTATAACGACGGAAATCTTGTGCAAATTCCGGGGACGGGAACTAGCAGCGGAGGCGGCTTTAATCCTCTAAGCTTTATCTCACCTGTAACGAACCTTATTCACTAGGACGCTTCATCCATGACGGAACGCCAGAAACAGGTTGCGATCATCGGCGGAACTCTTATCGCTGCATTGATCCTTATGCTTTACTATCGGCGCACAGCAGTTGGGGCGGGGGCAACGGCGGGGAGCGATATGCTTCCCGCCGTAAGCGGTCCTAATTTGGGGCCGGTTGTCGGCGGCTCTAGCGGACCTATTATCATCCCCGGTTTAGACTTGCGCGGACCTAACCTAAACATGATCGGCGCTTGTTGCTCCGATTGTATGCAAACAAGTCAGGGCTTCACTAACCCGCAGTATTACGGACCCGCGATCACTATTAATCAGGGCGCTAGCGGACCAACTGTTTATAATAATAATCAGTTCACTTACGGCGGTGGCGGATACAGCGGCTTTGACATTCAATTCGTGCAACGCTGATTATGGCTGGCGGTTTCGATCAATGGGGTGGAACGGCGGGAAGCATCGCGGATAGCTACGGGCTAGACCGCTCTGTTTTCTTTGGTCTAATCGACACAGAAAGTTCATGGAACCCGAACGCGGACGCGTCTAGTTCATCGGCATACGGATTTACGCAGCTTCTTAGCGGGACAGCTAGAGATTTGGGAGTCAACCGCTTCGATCCTATCCAGAATTTGAACGGCGGCGCCAAGTATCTTTCTAGTCTAGTAAATCGGTTCGGCGGGGACTACACAAAAGCCCTTGCCGCTTACCATGACGGGCCGGGGGCAATTGGCCTTCACGGCGGCTATGACTATGCAAAGAAAGTCCTAGGCAAAGCACAAGGCTATTTGCAAAAGGGTTCGCATCTGTTAGGATTGGACAAGGCTGGCGTTGGAACCGCGCTTAATATGGTTGTTCCCGGTTTGGGGAGCGTAACCGATGGGCTAGGGATCACCGGCAGTTGCGATTGGTTTTGCCAGTTCAAACAGTGGATTTTGGATAGCGGGTTTTTTAAACGCATGGCGCTCGCTATTCTTGCTTTCATAATTTTAGCGGCAGCTTTCGCTTTATTTGGAAAGCAACAAATCTTGCCAAGCGTAGTTGGAAAGAAAGGGTAACAAATGGATATTAAGAACCTTGCCGAAAACGTCGCTTCTTTTCTTAGCAAACATTCTGGCGAATTGCGCCTAGTTGGTTCGGCACTGGAAACTATTGTTTCTCACTTGCCGATTGATGCACAGGATAAAGAGCGTCTTTTGGGCGTAACCGATACCTTGCAGAAAGCGGCTGGTAATATCGCTAACGGTGCGGCGGCTCTTGCGGCGGCTGCAAATTCGGTAGCCGGGGATCATGCCAACGGAACCGAGGTTGTTATTTCCAAAGCCGATGTGGAAGAAGCCGTTGCCGATTACATGCAAGAACATGGGGGCGCGACTAACGCGGGAAACGCCAATGTCTAAGCGGCTCGCAATCTTTCGTTTCGGATTGCTCGCTAGCGCGTCCGCGTTGGCAGTCGCTTGTGTTCCTAGCACTAGACCGGCTCCAAAGACTGCGAAAGTTTGCGATCCGGTTGCGGACGCATCTTGTCACCCTACACCCAACACAAAAGTTGTGGTAAAATAAGCGGAGGTTTGCATTGGATACACCGGAGATTAAAAACCCGCCTGTTTTGCGGCCTTTGCAGTTTGGACAGGCTAGCAGCCATGTTCAAGGGCAGCAAGTCGCTCATGTTCCTAATGGGCGTGGTTGGGGACGTTTCTTTAAGCTAATGGGAATGAGGGGAATTAAAGTCCAGTAATGGCACCCCTTGGACCCATAAGATTTTTGACAGTGCATTGCAGCGGTTCCCCGGCACAACGCGGGGACACCGCTGCAATCGTTTGCGCTTGGGATATAGAAAAATATCGGCAACATTCCTACCACTGGATTGTTGATGAAAACGGTAAGAAAACTCGTTGCCTTCCTGATAATATAAAAGGGGCGCATGTTGCGCTTAAGAATACAGGCAACATTGGTATCTGTTATATCGGCGGGGTTAGAAAGGGTGGTGATCCTCGCAATCCCAAAGATTGCAAAGATACGCGAACTCCAGCACAACGCAAAGCGCTCCAAGAAATTGTCGCCATGTATAAGAAAGACCATCCGACGCTTATTGTTCGCGGGCATCGGGATTGGCCGGGGGTTCATAAACTTTGCCCCTGTTTTGATGTAGCGAGCGAGTTGTGACGGGGGTTTAATTTATGGGCGGTGAAATGCCTAAGCTGGCACCTTTTGGGGGGCGGCGCGTTCCTATTGAACA